GGTCCCCGTGACCGGGCGCGGGGTCGCGTGACCCCCTCCCAATTGGCGGCGGCCAGACGGAGGTCCGGATGGAGCCGGAATAAGCAGAAATTCGCCGGAGATGGCAGAAAGGAGCCGGAGATGGCAGAGGAATTGACGGTCCGGGATGAGATCGAACGATTGACCGGGATATACCAGGGACTTCCGCCGAAACAGTTCGCGCTGGCGCAGGGCCTGATCGCTGAGGCTGCCCGGCTTCGTGTGCGGTGCGACGCGCTGTGGGCGGACCTGCAGGAAAAGGGCGAGGTGGAGCTTTTTTCCCAGGGAGATCAGGAGCCCTATGAGCGTGAGCGCCCGGCCAGCCGGATCTACACGGCCGCGAACAAGAGTTACCAGTCGATCATCAAGCAGCTGAACGACATGATCCCGAAGGACGTGGAGACGGTCGGAGGTTTGGAGCTGAATCTGGATGACGTCTAAAAACTACATCCTGATTTACTACCAGCAGATCAAGGACGGATCCGTCACCGTTGGCCGGTGGATTGAGAAGTGGTATGAGTACATCGTCCACGGTCTGGAGGAAAAGCGGTTTTTCTTCGACCAGAAGAAGGCGTCCCGGGCGGTGGCCTTCATTCAGCAGTACTGCCGGCATCATGAAGGGCCGCTGGCCCCGCAGCTGATCCGGCTGGAGGTGTGGCAGAAGGCGCTGATCTCCGTGCTGTTCGGGATCATGGACGGACATGGCCTCCGCCAGTTCCGGGAGTCGCTGGTGGTGATGGGCCGGAAGAACGGGAAGACGCTGCTGGACGCCGCGATCGCCGCCTACATGACATTCGCGGACGGAGAATATGGCGGCCGGATCTACTTCATCGCGCCGAAGCTCGACCAGAGCCGGCTGGCGTTTGAGGCATACTTCCAGATGCTTTCAAAGGATCCGCAGCTTGCACGCCTGGCGAAGAAGCGCCGGACGGATGTGTATGTGGCGGAGAGCAACACCAGCGCCATGCCGGTGGCCTTCAGTGAGAAAAAGACCGACGGCCTGAACCCGAGCTACGTCAGCCTGGACGAGCTGGCCAGCTGGCGCGGTGACGCAGGCCTGAAACAGTACGAGGTGTTCAAAAGCGCCCTGGGCGCGCGGTCGCAGCCGCTGATGTTCGGGATCAGCACGGCCGGGTATGAGAACGACTCCATCTATGACGAGCTGATGAAGCGCGCCACCGCGATGCTGAACGGGACGAGCCAGGAAACGAGGCTTGCCCCGTTTTTGTATATGATCGATGACGTGGACAAGTGGAACGACATCGACGAACTAAGGAAGGCTAATCCGAACCTCGGCGTCTCCGTGACGGTGGACTACATGCTGGAGGAGATCCGGATTGCGGAGGGCTCCATCAGCAAGAAGACGGAATTCCTCACGAAGTACTGCAACATCAAGCAGAACAGCTCTATGGCGTGGCTGACGGCGCAGGACGTGAAGAAGTGTTTCGGCTACAACAAGACGCTGGAGGATCTGCGCCATTGCTATGCGTTGGCTGGCGTGGACCTCAGCCTTAGCGTCGATTTGACCGCCAGTGTGGTCTGCGTAGAGAAGGACGGGATCACCTGGTTCGACACGATGTTCTACATGCCGGCCAACAAGGTCGATGAAGCCACGGCCCGGGACGGCCTCCCGTATCGCATCTACGCTGAACGGGGGCTGCTGACAATCTCCGGGGAGAACACGGTCGATTACAGGGACGTTACGGCGTGGTTCGACATGCTCGAACGGAAGTACGAGATCCTGTGCCTGAAGGTGGGCTTCGACAGATATTCGGCCAACTACTGGGTGCAGGAAATGGAGAGTCAGGGCTATGTATGCGAGAGCGTCAGCCAGGGAAGCAACCTGACCGGGGTGCTGATCGACATGGAGGGCATGATCAAGGACGGCCGGCTCCGGTGCATCGGGGACAACGACCTGATGAAGGTGCACATGCTGGACGCCGCCCTGAAATTTGAGGACGGGACCAACCGCCGCCGGTTGGTCAAGATGAACGCGCGGAGCCATATCGACGGCATGGCCGCGCTGAGCGATGCGATCTGCATGCGGCACAACTATTACGAAGAAATGGCCGCCCAGCTGAGTAACGAGAGGTGAGAAAGATGGGAAGTTATTGCGTGTATAAACACACTTCTCCGTCTGGTAAGGTTTATATCGGAATAACTATGTACAACCCAACGAAGAGATGGAAAAACGGAAAGGGGTATCACAAAAACTCTTATTTTTGGAAAGCCATCTGCAAGTATGGGTGGGATGCATTTTCCCATGAAATCGTTGCTTCGCTTCTTAGCAAGGAAGACGCTGCAAAGATGGAAGTGAGGCTGATCGCTGAATACAGAAGCAACGATCCGGAGCACGGATATAACATTACCGCCGGAGGAGAAGTAAACATTTTGCCGCGGAGTTCGTTGGACAAAATCAGCGAGAAAAACAAGCACATTGTGTTTACAGACGAACATAAGAGAAAAATCAGCGAAGCAAAGAAGAAACTTTTTGCAGAGCATCCCGAAAAGCTCCCGTCGCGCAAGGGATACAAAATGCCGGAATGGCAAAAGAAGAAACTTATTGAGGCGTCCAGAAAAGCAAGGTCAAAAAAAATTGAGTGTGTGGAAACCGGTGCTGTTTATTCCTCCATGACGGAAGCAAGCCGTGCCACCGGTGCAAACTTATCATCGCTGTCTGAAATGCTTCACGGAAAGCAGAAGAGTGCAGCTGGCTTCACATGGCGATACGTAGAGGTGGTGGAATAAATGGCAGGATTATTGGAGAAAATCTTCGGGAGGGCCCCGAAGAGCGCGCCGGCAGAAAGCGTGTACCGGACGCTGACGGCCTACTCGCCGGTTTTTACCAGCTGGGGCGGGCGGATCTATGAGAGCGACATGGTGCGGGCCGCGGTGGATGCCCGGGCCCGGCATGTGGCGAAGCTGCAGTATCGGATGGATGGAACCGCCCGGGAGAAGCTCTACACGGCGACGAAGACGGCACCGAATCCCTGGTACACCTGGCCACAGTTCCTGGAGCGGTGCTCGAACATCTACGATGTGGAGAATAACCTGTTTGTTGTTCCGCTGCTGGATGACGTGGGCGAGGTGAAGGGATACTTCCCGGCGCTGCCCTCCAGCTGTGAGGTGGTCGACCGGGGCGGAGATCCGTACCTGAAGTACCACTTCGTGGGCGGGCAGGTCCGAAGCGTGCGCCTGGCGCGGTGTGCGGTGATTACCAAGCACCAGCTGCGGGACGACTTCTTCGGAGAAAAGAATTCCGCGCTGCAGCCGACCATGGAGCTGGTCAACATTGTCAACCAGGGCATCATGGAGGGCGTAAAAAATTCCGCCACATACCGCTTCATGGCCCAGTTGAACAGTAAAACCTTTGATGAGGATTTGCGGAAAGAGCGGGAGCGGTTCGACCGGAACAACTTCCAGACTGGAGGCGGCGGCTTGCTCTTGTTCGGGAATCAGTTCACGAACGTTCAGCAACTGAAGCAGGACGGCTACAAGGTGGATCCGGAGCAGATGCGGCTGATCCGGGAGAATGTGGAGAATTATTTCGGGGTCAGCGACAAGGTGATCCGAAACGAGGCGACCGGCGACGAGCTGGACGCCTTTTTTAATGGATCCATCGAACCCTTCGCGATCAAGCTCAGCGACGCGCTGACCAAGATGGTCTTCACGGAGCGTGAGCGGAACGGCGGGAACAAGATCATGTTCTCCGCCAACCGGCTGCAGTACATGAGCATTAACGCGAAGATTTCCATGGCTCAGCAGCTGGGCGACCGGGGCGTGCTGATGATCGATGAGATCCGGGAGCTGTTCAACTATGATCCGCTGCCGGATGGAGCCGGACAGCACGCGCCGATCCGCGGCGAGTATTACATGGTTGACGAAGTGAAGAAGGACGGAAATGCTGACGGGAACAACGACGACGGAGGATCTGGAGATGCTTCTGGAGATGACGCTGGGAACGGCAGCGGAAACGGAGGAAACGGACAATGAATAAAGAGATTCGGAGCCTGGAGTTTGAAATCCGGGCGGAGGAAACCGGAAACGAGGAGCGGGCCGGAAGGCTGACCGGAACGCCGATTGTGTTCAATCAGGTGACGGATCTGGGATGGATCCGCGAGGTCATCGAGCCCGGCGCGCTGGATGACACGGATCTGAAGGACGTGCGCTTCCTGGTTGGGCATGACACGAGCGGGATCCCGCTGGCCAGGAGCCGGAACAACAACGCAAGCAGCACCATGCAGCTGTCAGTCAATGAAAACGGCATGGACATCCGGGTGGATCTCGACATTGAGAACAACCCTCGGGCAAAAGAGCTTTATTCCGCCGTGAAGAGGGGCGACATTACCGGGATGTCGTTCATGTTCACGGTCGATAAGGACGCATGGGAAGACCTGGAGAGCGAACAGCCCCTCCGCCGGATCACGGCGATCAGCAGGGTGTTCGAGGTCTCCGCGGTGACCTTCCCAGCGTATGAGGGCACGAGCCTGGAAGCCGCTTCTGAAGACTCCGCGCTGGAGAGCGCGCGGGCCTCGCTGGAGAGCGCAAGGAAGCAGCTGGCGGAGGAACGTGCCGCACAGGCCGAAGAGGAGCGCCGGACGGCGCTGATCGCGCGGCTGGAAAAACTGACAAAGGAGGGCAGTGAGGAATGAACCTGTCCGAAATGAACGGCGAACAGCTCCTGGCGAGGCTGGAAGAGCTGAAGGCCGAGACTGCGGAGGAAAAGCGCGATGCGCTGACCACCGATGAACTGGAAGAGCGGGTGAAAGAGATGGAGGCCATCACGGCCGAGATCGAAGCCCGCAAGGCCGCCGCGGCCGAAGAGGCGCGGAAGGCTGAAGAAGCCGCCAAGATGGACGGCAAGAAAATCATTGAGGAGGATAAGAAAATGGAAAATCGTTTCGCTGTTAATTCTCCCGAATACCGGGAGGCTTTCCTGAAGAACCTGCAGGGCAAGGAGCTGACCGCTGAAGAGCGCAACGCTGTCGTTGCCACTGCTGCCATCCCCACCGAGACCGCCAACAAGATCTGGGGCAAGATGCAGCTCTATCCGATCCTGAACGCGATCGATGTGATGCACATCCCCGGAAACGTGATTCTGCCCGTGGAAGGCACGATCAACGAAGCGGCCGTGGTTGCCATGGGCACCGCTTCCGTCGACAGCGCCGACACGCTGGCTCCCGTTTCCCTGGGCGCCTACAAGCTGATCAAGACCGTGGAGATCACCGCGGACGTGAAGGCGATGGCCGTTCCCGCTTTCGAGGATTGGCTGGTTGACCGCCTGGCCAACAAGCTCTTCCGCCTGGTGGCCTCCAAGGTTGCCGCCGGCACCGGCACGAACGAGCCCACCGGTCTGGCCACCATCACGGCTACCGGCACCTACACCAAGGCCGCCATCTCCTACGCTGATCTGCTGACCATCATCGGCAGCCTGCCGGCGGAGTATGATCCCAACGCCTGCTTCGTCATGAGCCGCGCGACCTTCTACGGCAACGTGCTGAACGTGACCACCACCCAGAAGCAGCCCGTTGTGGTCGCGGATCCCCAGGCACCCGCGAAGTACAACGTGTTCGGCTTCCCGGTGATCATCGAAGACGGCGTCGGCACCGACATCATCTTCGGCGACCTGAAGGAAGGCTATGTCTGGAACTTCGCCAAGGACGTCGAGGTCGAGAGCGACGCTTCTGTGGCCTTCCGGACCGGTTCCACCGTGTTCCGCGGCATGGCCCTGGGCGATGGCAAGCCCACCGGCGTCGGCCTGGTGCGCTACACCAAGGCGGCGTCCTGATCGGACAATGACACACAGGGGCGGGGGAGCAATCCTCCGCCTCTTACTTTTGAGAGGTGAGACACGATGCTGAAAGAAGCCAAGCTGGCCCTGAGGGTGACGGCGGACGAATATGATCCGGAAATCGCGAGCCTTTTGATGGCCGGCGCGAATGATCTGACGATCGCCGGGGTCGTGCTGCCGGGTACCGTCACTTTTTCCATCGACGGCGACACGGTGACGGACGAAAGCACGCTGACGGATCCGCTGGCCATGCGGGCGGTGCTCACCTACGCGGCGATGCGCTTCGGATCTCCCAAAAACTATGACCAACTGCGGGAGGCCTACGAAGTGCAGAAGGTCCAGCTGATGCACGCGAGCGCTTACACCGATTACGGGGAGGACGACGGCCATGCTGAAAGCTGACGTGTGCGACCTGATCCAGGTAAGCCCGGCGGCAGAAGGCGTAGGCATCGAGCGTACGGAGACGCGGCGGCGTGTGTTCTGCACGATCAGAAGCATCGGCATGCAGGAAGCCTATCAGGCGATGGGTCAGGGACTGAACCCGGAGCTGAAGGTGATCCTGGCGCACGACTTCGAGTATCGCGATGAGCCGCTGCTGGAGCTGGGCGGAAAGAGACACAAAATTCTGCGGACCTATGTCACAGAAGACGACGGTATCGAGCTGACCGTGCAAAAAGTGACAGGCAACGCGCGGGAGGGATGATACATGCCGAGTGAATACGAGGCGCTGGTCTCCGCCCTGCAGGCCACTGGAATCCCGTTTGCGGAGTACGGCTGGAAGACCCGGCCGGAAGGGGCCTATGGCGTGGTGAGCCTGGACTATGAGGCCGGAAGCTGCGACGGCGACGGCGTGAAGTGCGACAGGAGTTTTTCCGCCAGCGTGGATCTGTTTTACAGCCTGCTTTCGGACCGGAACGCTATGGTTCCGGAGATCGAAAGCGTGCTTGAGGAGATCTGCGGCGGGAGCTGGGAGCTGAACAGCATCCAGCACGAAACCGGAACCGGGCTTTTTCACATTGAGTGGACCTGCCAGGTGACGGATGAAGGGAGCTGACGGCCATGGCCTACGTGATGAAGGCGGACGGCCTGGAAGAGGTCGCCGCCATCCTGAACGCCCTGGAAGGGAGCGCCCAGCCGGTCGCCAGCATGTCCCTGTATGAGGGGGCCGGCGCAATGGCGGAAACAGTGCGCGGTGAGGTGAAAAACATCCGGACCGCGCCCTTCAAGTACGCCTCTGGCGGTGAAACCCGCCTGCCAAGCCCGGAGGAGAAGGCCATGCTGGAAGCGGCGGATGGAATGGGCATCGCAAAGTTCGATAAAAACGGCAGCGAGGTCGGCACGTCCGTCGGATACCAGAACAGCGGATATGTTGCCACACCGTGGGGCAAGGCGAGAAACAACGCGCGGACAAACTACATGTTTGAAGGCACGTTTGCCAAGCCCATCCCGGTGATCGCCAACGCCATCAACTCGGGGACCAGTTTCATGAAAAAACAGCCCTTTTTCCGCAGGGCGGTACAAAGGGGCACACCCAAGGCCGAGGAAGCGATTGTCCGGACGGCGGAAGCGCTTATGGAGGCCATCATATCAAGCAATGGGGAGGAAAGTGTAAATGAACGCTAATGTTGGTATGCTGCACCCCGTGGCCGCGCCTGTGAGCGCTTACACGGAGGGCACGAGTATCACATACGGTACCGGCGCCAGGATCGCCGAGGCTGTGAGCGCCAGCCTGAGCTGGGATCGTTCTGACGGCCGCTTCTACGGCGACGACGTACAGCTGGACAGCGACAACGGCATCAACGGCTACACCCTGGACTTCGAGCCTACGGGTCTGACCGATGCGGCGCGGGCGCTGCTGCTGGGCGAGGTCGCTTCCAGCGGATCCACGTCCACGGGCGAGTATTCCGTGACCGCGGACGCGGCTCCGGACGTCGGCTTCGGCTACGTGCGCGTGATGCGCAAGACCGGGGACAGCGGCGTCGTGACCAGCTATGAGGGCTGGTGGTTCTACAAAATCAAGTTCGGCGTTTCCAGCGAGGAAACCAGGACGAAAGAGCAGACCACCGAATGGCGGACGCCGACGCTGAGCGGCACCGGATCCGGCGTCGTGCTGGCTTCTGACGGCAAGGTCGTGTACGCGGTACATAAGACCTTCGAAACCAAGGCGGCGGCGATCGAATGGGTGGACGGCAAGGCCGGCATCACCTGATGCGTTGCGCGGAGGCGGAGGGCGTGCGTGCTCTCCGCTTCCGGCTTTTTCCGACAGTGAAGGAAGGAATGAAGGAACAATGGCGGAGATTATGCTGAAGGGGCGGCGGGTGCCGCTTTTATACACTGTGTTGGAAATGAAGACCGTCCAGGAGGAAATCGGGCCCCTGGGCGATTTGCAGTATACGCTTTTCGGGCGGGACAGGGATGATCCGGAGAGCACGGCAAAATACGCCGGGCCGGAGCATCTGGACGCCGTGGCGAAGATGATCCGGATCCTGGGTAACGCCGGGCTTGAGGAAAGCGGCGAAAAGCCGGATCTGACCGACCGGAAGGTGCTTCGGGCCATGCGGCCGACGGAACTGGCCGAGGCGGTGAACGCCTGCGTCGCGGCGATGAACGAGGGCATGGCCAGCGAGGTCATCGAGGCGGACGATCAGGATCAGGGGCCGGTCGACGTGGTGCTTGAGGAAATGAAAAAAAAAGAAGCGACGGGCGGCTGACATATCTGCTGGTGGTCAGCTGGGGGCTGATCGCCGGGCTGAGCCTTGCGGAGATCCACAGGATGCGGCCCGGGGCGGTGTATGACCTTTTCATCTACCGCCGGAAGTATGACGATCAGCAGCACATGCTGGTAAGGGAGTGAGGAAATGGCTGGCGTAAACGTCAAGATGGGGGTCTCCGGGGTCTCCGCATTCAAGAAGGGCATCAATGAGAGCAAGCAGGCCGTCAAGACTTTTGACGAAGCCCTGAAACTGAATGAGGCCCAGCTGAAGGCCACCGGCGACGCGGAAACCTATCTGGAGAACAAGTCGAAGCTCCTGGGCCAGCAGATGAAGGCGCAGCAGCAGGTGGTCAAGCAGGCTGAAGCGGCCCTGGAACAGATGAAGCGGAACGGTGTGAGCGCTTCGTCCACCGAGTTCCAGCGGATGCAGCAGCAGGTCATGCAGGCCCGGACCAAGCTGATGGAGATTAAGGGCTCCATGGAGGGCGCGGGCAGCAGTGCCAAGGACCTCGGGGATAAGATCAGCGGCATCGGGAAGGGCGTCGCCTGGGACAACGTGGCCGAGGGCATCGGAAAGATCACGAATCAGCTGGCGAACGGGGCCCGGGCGGCGGTGAATTTCGGCAAAAAGCTGATCGCCAGCGCCAAGGGCAGCACCGGGCTGGCCGATGAGATCAAGACCGCCGTCGATCGGTATGAGGACATGGGGCTGACGGCGGACAGATATCAGCGGATGGTCAAGGTGGCGGAGTTCATCGACACGCCGGTGGATGCGATCCTGACCGCGCGGAGACGGATGGCCACGGCGCTGACCACCGACAAGGGCGTCAAGAACATGGAGGAGGTCCTTGGGATCACGCTCAACGGGCAGAGCTCCGTGGATCTCTTCTGGGAGACCGGCGAGGCCCTGATGAATATGGGCGAGAGCTTCGACAAGGAAGCCGCCGCACAGAACCTTTTTGGGCGGAGCTGGCGAGAGCTGAGGCCGCTGTTTAAGGCCGGGCGGGATGAGTATGAAAAGATGCTCTCCGAGCAGAATGTGCTCACGGATGAACAGGTTGAAAAGCTCGGGAAGGCCGATGACGCCATCAAGAGCATGGAACAGGAAATTGAAACGCTGAAGGCCAAGTTCTGGGCGGAGAATGCTGATACCATCACGAGCCTTTTGGAATGGATTGTGGATAACAAGGACCCCGTCGTCACCGCGCTGGGTGCGATCGGCGTTGCCTTCGGCGGTATGAAGATCGTGGAGATGGGCGCGAATATCGGAAAGGTCGTCGATGGGATTAAAACCCTGATGAACATCGGAGGCGGCGGAGGCGCGGGCGGCGGTGTGGGCGGCGTTGCCACCGGCGTCGGCGGGGCGATAAAGACCGCCCTGGCTGCGGGACTGAAGGCCGCGGCGCCTGCCCTGGGCGTGACCGCTTTGGCGTTGACGCCGGCGGTTCTGGCTCAGAATGCCGTGTGGGCCGAGAGCGAAAGCCAGCGCCAGGCACGGATCGGCGCGGTAGGCACGTCGCAGAGCGCAAACGCCGAGTTCGTACGGAAGGCGGCGGAGGCCGTGACCATCCGGAACGGCGCGAATGCGGACTTCGGGGCCATGGAGGCGCTGCTGATGGGGCTCAGCTCCAGGAAGAACCAGCAGAAGGCCGAGCTGTACAACGTGCTGCAGAATGCTGCGCCTACGGCCGGGAGCAATACGTGGGGCCTGCTGAACCGCCTGTGGGGCGGCGAGGCGATGGACTCGGCCACCATACACGAGATGCTGGAGAACATCACCGATGCCTTCGCGGCTGCGGAGAACAAGGTGCAGGTACCGGTCGAGCCCTCCGTCGAGGACGGGGCAGCTGAGGCCATCAGCCAGGAGATCGGCGCGGTGCCGGTGACGGTCATCCCGCAGATCGCCGGCTTCGGCAGCCATGCGAACGGGCTGCCGTATGTGCCTTTTGATGGATACATGGCCATGCTGCACCGCGGGGAGCGGATTGTGCCGGCGCGGGAAGTTAACAGCAGCAGGACCTTTTCCAGCAACCTTTACGTGGAAAGCATGTACATGAACAACGGACAGGACGCGGACGGACTGGCGGCTGCAATCGCCGCGGCGAACCGGCGAACGATGTCCGGATACGGGAGCTGACAATATGGCACAATCATTCTTTATCTGGAACGGAATCGACTGCCGGAGCAAGGGCGTGATCATGCGCGGGCCGGCGCCGATTGTTCGGGCGGAGGAACGGGTGAACCATGTGGAGATCCCTGGCGTTGCCGGAGACCTGACGGAGACGGAAGGAGAAAACATCTTCAACAGCTACATCCAGACGGTCAGCATCAGCGTGAAAGGCGGATTCAACGTCCGGAACATTTACAAATGGTTGCGGGGATCCGGATACGTCACCCTCAGCGGGGAACCGGACCGGCGGCAGGCGGCACGGGTGATCGGTGCGATCACGCTGAACCGGGTGAGCCGTAACCTTGATCTATGGGCCGGAGAAGTGCAGTTCTATTGCCAGCCGCTGAAGGAGCTGCTGCACGAAGAGACAGTGACGATCGGCAGCAGCGGAACCGTGATCAGGAACAACGGAGACGTGATCGCAAAGCCGAAAATCATCGTCAACGCAGGAGCTGCCGGGCAAGACATAGGTATGGTGATCGGCGGGAACGCACTGCGGATCAATATGACAGGCATGGCGGACACGGGATGCGTCGTGGACTGCGAAAGCATGACGGTGACCAATTACGCGGGCTTTGCGGATCTGACATATCTGAGCAGCGGGGACTTCCCTATCCTGAATCCGGGAAACAATACGGTCACCTTTGTGAACGCCAGCAGCCTGGAGATTGAAAGGCGGGAGCGGTACCTATGATCTGCGTATTTGACCAGGACAACACAAACTTCGAAGGAAACGGGAACGCGATCCTGATCCCGACGGTAGCGAAGGCGAAGATGGTGGCCGGAGGGAACTACGACCTGACCATGAACCATCCGATTGATCCGGAAGGAAAATGGAAGCACCTGCTGCCGGGAGCGATCATCCGGATCCCGGTGCCGGAGGAGGAAATCGAAAACGCATTCAGCGGTTACGCGGCGGACGTTTACAAAACGACCGGAGAAGCGGCACTGCGGGAAGCACCGAATGAACCGACGGCGATCACATATCCGGAATGGAGAGCCGGAGGAAACTACCAGAAGGGCAGCAAAGTGCGCTGCAGCTACTGGAGCCACAAAAACTATCAATGCACATATTACGACCCGGCGAGCGGACAGGTTATGGTTCCTCCATACAACAGCAGCTGGTGGACACCAATCGCGGACATGACCGCCGGGGCGCCGGTGCTGGTGACGCTTCCGGCGGGGACGGACTTATACTTTGTCGAAGACGTAGACGCGACATGGTACAAGATGAGCACATACTACGGGGTGGTCGGATATATCAAAAAGACGGACGTGACATACGACCGGCACCTGACACCCAGCGAGACGCAGCCGCGGATCATCCGGGAGCAGCTGCTGCGGATCGCAAACGCGACGGTGGACACGAAGAACCGGACGGTGTCAGTGACGGCGCAGCATGTGAGCTACGACCTGGCCGGAATCCTGGTTCAGGAAGCGGTGATCGTCCAGGCATCCCCTGCCATGGCGATGGGCCGGATCATGGAAGGGTTGATGGTCGACTACGAAGGAACGATCGCCACCAACCTGACCAGCGACAACAACGGCACATACACAGACACGATCAAGGGGAAAAACGGGATTTACTGCCTGCTGGATCCGGACAAGGGCATCGTGAGCAAATTCGACGCGGCCTACAAGCGGGACAACTGGGACATCTTCATTATGAAGAAGGTGGAGGTCGACCGGGGGTTCCGGCTGAAATACCGGAAGAACCTGCTGGGGGTTAACTGGACGCAGAAGAGCGACGGCCTGATCACCCGGGTGGTTCCGGTGGCGAAGGACGAAGGCGGCGCGGATCTTTATCTGCCGGAGAAGTGGATCGACAGCCCGCTGATCAACAACTACCCGCGGATCCGGATGGAGCGGCTGACGGTCAAGGGCCAAATCGGGAAAGACAAGGGCCTGGGCGACGACAGCGTCTGGACGGAAGCCGACCTATACGCAGAGATGCGGACAAAGGCGGAGGAGCGGTTCACCGTTGACAAGGCCGACCTGATCACGCAGGAAGTGACGGTCGACTTTGAAATGATCGGAGACACGGAAGAATACCAGGCGTTGAAGGGACTGGAAAAGGTTCTGCTTTATGACACCGTGACGGTTGAGGACGAAACGGTCGGGCTGAGCATGCAGCTGACGGTGACGGAGATGGAGTGGGATGCGATCCGGAAGAAGGTCACGGCGCTAAAACTCTCCAATGTGAACAACCGGGCAGGAAAAAACGTGACCGGGTACAACGTTCAGGCGAAGAGCATCGGCAGCGACAAGCTGACGGACGACGTGGCCGGAGAGATCCTGAACGACGTACGGGACATGATTCCGGAATACGCGGATCCGGAAGCTGGAAGAACCGCGACGAACATCGTCGACAACCTGACAAGCACCAGCACGACGGATGCGCTGAGCGCAAATCAAGGGCGAGTAATCAAAGAAAAAATCGAAACACAGGAGCTAATAGGATCGTATAGTGGGGTGTTAACTGGTGGACAGGCTTTCTCTTTCAATCTGAGCGAAAGCGTTCGCAATTATAGATTCATCATCATAAAAGCGCAGATCGACTCATGGAAAGCATATATGACGGTACCGGAGATAGATATGGGGGACAAATGCGTTATAGCTATTTACCATTCAAACAATTACAAATACTGTGCTGAGGTAGCGTTTACTTCCAACACCGTAGTAAGAGTAATAACAACAGACGTATCAGCAAACTGGGCGAATTCACAGAAAACGATCGCCATATTTGGGGTTGTAGCATAACGTCTAAAGATTGGGGGTTAATTAAATGCCATTGTATCATGCGGACATTGTAGATATTGATCTGAATAGCGGTACGGTTCATAGATCGTTCGCCCAGAAGGTAATTGGAGAAGGCGACAAAAACGCAAACCGCTTCGGTGTCAGACTATGGAGAAACGGCGAATCTGTAAACATTGGCGGTAGCACGTGCATGGGCTTTTTTATCCGCCATTCTCACGGGGATACAATCACAATCAATGGTGGCTTGTTTAACGGACAGGAAGCATACGTAACGCTTCCGGAATCCTGCTATGTATATGACGGAGCATTTACACTGGTCATAAAACTGGTTGGAGGAAATGTGACCGGAACTATGCGGATTGTGGATGGAACGATTGCAGACTCCATGGTTGGCTCTCCGATCGATCCGGGTGGTCAAATACCGGATCTCACTGAATTATTGGCGGTTATTGAAAGGGCAGAAGCGGCGGCGGATGTAATCGCAGGATTTGATGTTCACGCAGAACTGATCAGCGGAGAAAACTATGCAGTAGTGATCAACGATGGGGGTGCAATGTGATGGCTACACCGACAGAGCAGGAGATTGAACGGGTTGTATCTGGTTATGACCGGGCATCTGGGGCGGCTGATTATGCAGAGACAATCAAGTGTGAAATGCAACAGGTTTCCGGGGATAACTACCAGATGTGCTGGTCAACACGATATGATGGGCCTTTTGAGCCGAATAACTAACGGAGGTGGAAACAATGGCAAAAACAACCGATAGACAGATTGTAAACGGCGAGACTTTCATGATTATGGATGTAGAAGCCAGAAGCGCAATAAGCGAACTTAACTATCTGGCAAATTCTAATTCGATAATGATCAGCGGCTCAGCGGTGGTTGCAGACGGAACGCTTGTATACAATGCAAACTATTGTCATTTGATTTTCCTTGTAACGGATCAATCACAGGTTTACGTTTCCGGGTATGATTATGGCCCGAATTATCCACTTTGTGTATTTTTTGACGAAGAAAAAAACGTGATCGGAACATTCACTAAAGGCGGGGCGAACCACATGGAATTAGTGGACGTTCCGAATGGAACTGAATATATCTATATAAACGGTAACCTGAAAGAAACGGAAGCAGTTATTATCCCGCAGGTTATGGAAGCCGCCTATAACTCCTCGATCATGGAAAGGGTTAGAGAGCTGGAGGATAGGATCAGCAAAGTCAAACCAGCAACAGAAGCGGAAAATGTGCTCGGAAAAGCAATCAAGAACGATGGCACCGAAACCGAGGGAAATAATTACTGCTATAAAAAATACCAGCTAAACGGGGAAAAGTATATCAGATGCTCCGGTTATAACCACGGGGACACGTGGCCTCTTTGTGTGTATATGGATGATGACGGAAACGTGGTAGGCCAAAGTTTTCGCCAAGTTCCCGGCAGAAACGTTCTAACAACGGAAATCGTCCCGGCAGGGGCAACACAGGTTTTTGTTAATGGATTTATGACGGACAGTAGACAGGTTGAACCGAAAATATACATCACAGCCGACAGCGGTGAAATCTGGAATTATATTATGAGCATGTTTGAAGAAGTAAAATACGAGGACATCATTCTGGGGTCAGCGTATAACGTTACTTCAAACAGCGAAAGCAAAGGGGACGGGTTTGTATACGTAACATACAAAGTATCGAATGACGACATACTTCTTGTGGACGGGCATGATTACGGAACGAACTGGCCTTTGGGAGCATTTGTTGATGCAAGCAGACATACGATTTCAACAATCGGTCAGGCATCGAATGTTATCGGGCTGCTGACTCTGGTTCCAGCAGATGCGGACAGACTGATCGTCAACGGAAAAATTGCTGACCCGATGAAATATCCGCACATCTATCGACTGGTAAGCAAAAACAGAACAAGAGACACTCATAATTATACATACGGAACGACCAAAAAACGAAGGGCGTATTCACTGACAGAAGCGTTTCAAAAATGGTTCTTCGGATACAAATTTCCAATCTGCATTTTGGGAGACAGCACAACGGACGGTGACACAACTACCGGATCGACTCCTAACCAGATCGGAACGGATCACCAAGACCCAAACACCTATACGACAAAACTGCAGGCTCTGCTGAGAGAAGCGACCGGAAACAATAACATCCGGATCTATAACGGCGGGTTCAGCGGAAAGTCAGCCTTGTGGACACTGCGGAACATTGACGGGATTCTGTGGAATAACGAATATTATCGGGACGCAAGAATCGTTATTATATCCCATGGGATCAATGACTACGTTCCGGACAGCCTTAATAATGTAGGAAACTACGAATATGCTTTAAGAGGACTGATTCAAAATATTTTCGACCACGACGCACAACCTGTATTAATGACGCATCAATCCGGCATGGAGAATTACGGTAGGTTTGGTTGGAAGCAGATGGCACTCGCAGATGAGATCACGAGAAACCTGGCAGACGAATACAACCTCGAGGTGATGGACAAGAACTATTTCACGAATCTTTTTAACATCTATTCAAAATATAGCGTCAACGATATTATCCCGGATGGATGCCATTACAAAGATGTTGGTCATGAATTTGTTGCCGGGTGGATGTTCAAGGAACTTATACCCTATACGATTCCGGTCGGAGACGAACAGACAATAGTGAGCTTTGCGGACGAGCGGGTTAAAACGGGGCTGGAGTATTCAAGTTTTAGTGGATACAAATGGAAAGACGTAAAAGTGATTACGCCAGCGAACGGATTCAAACTGGAAGCCAGATGTACAAAAGACTCCACAACAACGTTGATGGATGCATGGGTTTTTATTGAAGCCAAAGGACAGAAGAATGTCGTTAGTTTCTGCACAACGCCAAACGTCCAGACCGTTACCATTGACGGAATCGCCTATAGCATTACAGAGCCGGAGCAGGAGCTGGCGGAAATTGACATCGGACTGCATCACATTGTTGTAACCAGCGGAGCAAACGAAAACGTTAATTATCTGGGGCTGAAAATCATTTAAAAAGACAGGGAGTCGGAGGAAAATCCGACTCCTTGCTTTTTCCCTGTTTTGCCGAAGGCTTTGGTACCACCAGGGCGACTGACGTAGGCAAAACGGGGAAATCTATTTTCCCGGAGGTGACAGGATGAGCACGGCGGCATGGATCATCTGCGGATTCGGCGGAGCATATCTGGGGCTGATCGCGGCGATCGGGATCAGCCTGGGCGTGGTGATCTGGAAGGAAAAACGGGCGGAGAAGAAACGGAAGAAGGTGAAGATCATATGAGAAGCGCAAAAGAAGTGGACGGACTGATCCAGAGCCTGAAGGCCAGCGGGATCCCACTGAGCGAAGCAGCCTGGGAAGCAGCGAAAGCCTGCATCGGGTGGCCGTATATCTTCGGCGACCGGGGCGAATATGACACGCCGGAGCGGCGAAAAGCAGTATATGAAAAGCACGGCGGAGACGGACTGATCTCAAAATGCCAGGTGCTGAACGGAAAAACCGGCAGCTGCGATGGGTGCAAATGGTACCCGGGCGGATGTCGGGTGCGGAGCTTTGACTGCAGAGGTTTCATCTACTGGATTTTGTTGCAGATTTACGGTTGGAAGCTGATGGGCGCCGGATGCACAAGCCAGTGGGAAACGGAGAGCAACTGGGCAGCAAAGGGCGAAGTCAAAGACGGCATCCCGCAGGGTGTGATCGTCTGCCTTTACTATTACAAAAAAGACAGCAAGGGAAACCGGACGACGACGCTGGAGCACACCGGGCTGTATTACAATGGCGAAACCATCGAATGCTCCAATGGGGTGCAATACAGCAGGAACCTGAACCCGAAATGGGAGGTCTGGGGAATTCCTGCCTGTGTCGATGGAGCCGCGCCGGATCCGCAGCCGGACCAGGATCAGGATCCGGACGGGCGCCCCACGCTCAGGCGCGGGTGCAAGGGCGAGTATGTGCAGCTGCTGCAGGCCAAGCTGCTGCAGCTGGGCTATTCGCTGCCAAGGTACGGTGCGGACGGGAGCTATGGCAGCGAGACCATAAGCGCGGTGATAAACTTCCAGCGTGATAACGGGCTCGCTGGTGATGGCGTCTGCGGACCGAAGACATGGGAAGCGCTGGATCGGGCAGAGCCGATGAAACTATACACAGTATCCATCCCGCACCTGCCTCTGTATAAGGCAGAAGCTTTTGCCAGGGCATATGATGGTGCATACATGACAGAGGAAGGCGGAGATCTCTGATGGACGTATGGGAAATTGTCAAGGCCGCAGGCGTGCCGGCACTCCTGCTTGGTGTGATCATCACAAGCTGGGTACAGATCCGGAGTGTTAAGAGAGGCGTGCAGGCCCTTCTGCGGGACCGGTTGATACAGGGATACAAGTTTTACAGGTTCCAGGGCTGGGCTGATGAGGATGACCGCGCGAACTTAGAAAACGTTTATGTGCAGTATCACAACCTGGGGGCCAACGGCGTCATGGATAATTTAAGGGATAAATTCCTCGCGCTGCCGCTGGGCCCTCAACCGGCGGTACAGCAAAATCAGGCGCAGGCTGTGCCGGCCGTACAGGCAGCGCCTGGCACGAATACTATTAAATAAGGAGGGCGCATGGATGAAAATGAATTGGAACTGGAAAGAATGGGCAGTGGCCGCGCTGATCCGGGCCGTGAAGACCTTCGCGCAGACGTTCACGGGCTGTATCGCTGTGGGTGCAGCAGTGGAGGAGGTACAGTGGCTCCGTGCTCTCTCTGTGAGTGGAGTCGCCTTTGTGCTGAGCATTTTGACCAGCCTGGCCGGCCTGCCGGAGGTGGAGCGGACCCAGGAGGGCGAGGTAGTGAAAACGGATCCTCCTGATGGTGAAAATGATTAATAATGATTAATGTTGACAGTTGCCCCCGGATTGCGGTCCGGGGGCGTTTTTACGTCTGGAAAAGATGGTCTACTACCGAGTTATTACCGAGAGAAAACCTGCAGGCCTTTGATTTCCATGTATCTGCCATGACTACGAATCAAAAGGTCGTGGGTTCGAATCCCGCCGGGCTCACTGCCCCGGAACGTTGAAAATAAAGCGTTCCGGGGCTTTTTTTGTTTTCCTGGGCAGTCTCCAAAAACCGCCCATATATGCACAAAAAAACGGTCTACTACCGAGCTACTACCGAGAGGATTTTTGCAGAAAAAGGCCGGATATCCACTTTGATATCCGGTCAAAAAT